CAACGGACAAGGAATGTCAAGAGCTCAGCAAGCTCAGATTATTGAACTAGGAAGCAAACACGGCGGTATTGGTATTGGTGTTTACAGTACAAGTGTACACATTGATATTCGTGAAGGTGCAAGAGCAGGTTGGGGTTCAAACTTTAGTTATTCAAGTGTTCCTTCGAGTCTTAGAGGATACATAGATAATCACTTAGCAGGAAGATACTAATGTCACTAAACAACGTAGCAACAAACAAACGCATACCCTGGGAACAATACTCAGTGCTAGACAACCACGCCACAGACTTTTTAGCAAACATTGGTGGTATAAGTGTTAGCACAAAAATGTTGGATGTTATGCTTAGCTTTGAACGCTTTCGTATGTATCAAAAACCTAACAGTGCAGGTAAACTAGTAACAGGTTACGGATATACCAATCCAAGTGAAAACACAGGACCAACAGAAAGCGAAGCGTACACACATTGGCGTAAGGCAGTATTTGCCAAACAAAAAAGTTTAATTGTACAGCTTCCAGTTAAGACTATATCACAAGCACAGTTTGATGCATTGTTGAGCTTGTACTTTTCAACAGGCAGTTGGCGCACAGTGCAAGGCACAGAAGGTTTGTATAATATTGAACGTGCAATAAAAGGCAACCAATGGAAACTAGTTGCTGATATGATAGCCAATGGCAGTCAAGACAGCAGTCGTAGATTAAAAGAAGCTAGGGCACTTGTTCTAGCAGATTACTACACAAGCCAAAACAGAATATGGATGTTGCGTGAAGCACGTGGTCACACTGTAACTGAATACACTCGTGGGTTATTAGACACTACACAAGTAAAGCAAGTAGAAGTAGCTTACTATAGAGAGTACGACACGTTTTTACCTAATATGACTGAAGGGCGCAAGCAACGTGCAATTCGTTTAGGCACAACCACAACAGAAGAATGCGATATCTAAAATAAACCGGTTGCTCTTTGCAGCAAATGTTGTTATAATACTAGCATCACCACAGCAACCGAAATCTAGACAATACGAAGGAAAGCTATGTCTACTCTACTTCTCAATGCCGACTATACCCCTATACAAGTTAGTCCAGTCAGTACGCTGAATTGGCAAGAAGCAATGAGAGTATACTTTAGTGACAAGTACCAAATTGTTAAAATGCACGAAGACTGGAAAGTTAGAAGTGCAGATACAAGTTGGGAAGTTCCTAGTATTGTTAGTATAACAGATTACCAACGTCAGCCAACATACGCTAAACTATCACGCAAAAATGTTTTTATTCGTGATCAATATCGTTGTCAATACTGTGGCATAGTATTTCACTCACACGAGTTAACATTTGATCACGTTGTTCCACGTCGCGATGGCGGGCGTACAACTTGGACTAATATCGCAACAGCGTGTAAAAGTTGTAATCACAAAAAAGGACACAACAGAGATATTAAGCCAATGAACAAACCTTGGTTGCCTGGCTTTAGAGAAATTTACAATCAAAGTAAATGCTATAAACTAACAATTCCGTGTGCAAGTTGGCAGGATTTCTTGCAATGGCCTGAAGAATTGTTAGTAGTTGATCCACAAAAACACAAACTCATTAACATTTAAAGTACGCAGTTATTTCCTGCCATAAATAGTAGTATGGTAACATTTAGAGGATTTTCAACTGTAGGTAAACGTTTTGGCAACTTTGTTCTTGAAGACAAAGAGCTTGCTAAGCGTGATTTGCTAAATCACTTTTACACACGTAAAGGTGAACGTCTTGGCGAACCAGAGTTCGGCAGTATTCTGCCTGAGCTAGTGTTTGAGCAACTAGACGGTGCAACTATTGAATTAGTAGAAGAAGACGTTATAAGTGTCATTGACACTGATCCACGTTGGCACTTTAACGATGTTAAAGTTACAGTGCTAGACAACTACATTGAATGCGAAATACAATTAACATACTTAACTGATGGCACAGCTGACCAGTTGTACCTAAAGTATACATCAGAAGAAGAGATATAAATTATGGCACAGAGTACAAGACAACGTAACTTGTTTGCGGCAGAAGATTTCAAAGTTGTTTACGACAGCTTTAAGCAAGCAAACTTTAAATCATATGACTACGATACAATCCGTAGTGCAATGGTTGACTACATTCAAAACAACTATCCAGAAAACTACAATGACTGGATTCAATCAAGTGAATTTACTTCCCTAGTTGAGCTTATTGCGTTCCTAGGACACAACTTGAGTTTCCGTGTTGATTTGGCTAGCAGAGAGAACTTCCTAAGTACAGCAGAGCGCCGTGCCAGCGTTTTGCGTATTGCAGATTTCTTAGGCTACACACCAAGTCGTAGCGTAGCGGCACAAGGTCTACTAAAAGTAACTTCAGTTAAAACAACGCAAAATGTTTTTGATGTAACCGGTACTAGCTTGCGTAACGCAGTAACAAGATTTGAAGATGATCAAGATCCAAATGCTTATCAAAACTTCCTACTTGTAATGAACGAAGTATTCCAAAGCACAAACCGTTTTGGTAAGCCAACAGCGGCAGGTACAGTTGACGGTGTTAAAACTGAAACTTACACAGCTAACGTTGCAGATGATCAAGACATTGTACACAGCTTTAGAGCAAGTGTAAACGGAACACAACAAGCATTTGAAATTCACAGTAGCTACATTGATAACGAACTAGGACAAAGCTTGTTAGAATCAACACCAACACCAAATGGCGGCTTTAACTTTGTTTACAGAAATGACACACAAGGTAATAGCAGTTCGGACACAGGTTTCTTTGTTGGCTTTAAACAAGGTACACTTCAATACAGTGATTACAATGCAGACAATGCTATTAGTAATCTAGCTGTTGACGTAAACAGTGCAAGAGTTAACAACAATGACGTATGGGTACAAAACATTGACACAGATGGTGATGTTAAAACCAACTGGACAAAGGTTGATAGTACTTACGGAACTAGTGCAATTTTCAACAGCATTACAAACAAACAACGCTCATTGTACAGCGTAACAACACTAGACAACGACAACATTGCAATTAAGTTTGGCGATGGTGTATATGCAGATATTCCACGTGGTGTTATTCGTGTTTGGTATAGAACAGGACTAAACGCAACATACACACTAAACCCACAGGACGTAGGAACAGTATCGTTTAGCTTTGATTATGTTGCAAGAGATGGCAATACTTACACTGCTGGTTTTACAGCAACACTAGACGCAAGTGTAAACAATGCAAGTTCACGTGAAGGCGTAGCAAGCATTAAGGATCAAGCTGGTAGAGTATTTGCGGCACAGGATCGTATGATTACTGCCGAAGACTATACAGTTTATCCAATGTTGTCAAGTGAAAATGTTATTAAACTAAAAAGCGTAAACAGAACACACAGTGGACACAGCAGATTTTATGATCTAAATGATCCAACAGCACAATACCAAACAGTTAATATGATCAGCGACGATGGTTATATCTACAGTGAAAATAGTTTGGATCGTGTAACAGTTGCACTTCCAACTACACTAAGCAACACACAATTATTTAACAAGCACATCAAAGGATTGATTCAAAATCCAGAAGTTGTTAATATGTTCTATCAAGAGTATGCACCAACAACAGTTGCAATAACTCCAGAAGCAGATGCATTTATTTGGCAACAAGAAACATCAAACAACAGCACAAGCACTGGTTACTTTACCAAAGGTGGTGTTATTCAGCGTACAGGGCCGAGTGTTACAACTGATATGGACAAAGTACAAATTGGAAGTATACTTGAATTTACTGACAGTGCAAGCAATACAACTTGGGCAAGAATCACAGACGTTTACCAAGACGGCTTAGGTGTTGATGACGACAGTGGACAACCAACTGGGCGTAACATCAACAGTAAAGGTGCTATTACACTTAACAAAGTTATTCCAAACAGTGCCAAGATTAGCAGAATATTCCCGGCATATAATACGGAGTTTAGCGATACCGAAGTTACACAGATACTTGAACAAATTCAAAACAGAAACGAATTTGGATTGCGCTACGATGCAATATCATCACGTTGGAGAATTGTACTAGGAAGCAACCTTGCACCAGCAAGCGAAAACAATCCAAGTAACTTTGATTTAGCAACAGCCGCAACTAGCAATGACAACAGTTGGTTAATTCGTGTTAGCTACAGTGCAGACAAGTGGACATTCCTTTCACGTAGATTCCGTATTGTATTTGGCAGTGAAAAGGCAGTACGCTTTTATAACCAAAACAGCAAAATTAAATTCAACGAAGAAACAAATAAACCAGAACGTGATACACTAGTTGTTTATAGTGTAAACACTGCACCTGGATTAACAACTTCAATGTCAAACGATGTAAACTTTTATGGATACAAATATTATACCGAAAGCGATGGTTACACAAATGATCGTAAGGTTATTGCAACTATCTCAAATGTTGCAGAAGACTTATATCCAGACAATCCGTTGGCATTCCAAGACTTAGTTGGAAGCTTGCGCATTGGCTTGGGCACAGAAACAGAAGCTGGTTTTGATTACAGCGTATATGATTCAACTGCCGCAGACAGTGTTGACGGACGAGCAGGACTAAAGTTCCAGTGGAAAAGAATTGCAGACAGCGATCAAAGAATTGATCCAAGCGTGAGCAACGTAGTTGACTTATATGTTTTAACTTCAAGCTACGATACACTTTATCGTGAATGGCTATCAAGTGACAGAGACGACGATACTATGCCGTTGCCACCAACAAGCGAATCACTACGCACAATGTTTACAGACATTGAAACAAAACGTGCAATCAGTGACAAAATGATTTACCGCAGTGCTAGATACAAGTCATTGTTTGGTAACACAGCAGACAGCGAACTACAAGCAAAGTTCCGTGTTGTTAAAGTACGTGGTACAACACTAACAAACAGTGAAGTACAAAGTCGTGTACTAGAAGCAATTAGCGAATACTTCAACGTTGAAAACTGGGAGTTTGGTGAAACATTCTACTTTACAGAGCTATCAGCTCACTTGCATAACCGTCTTGCAGGCATCATAAGTAGTGTTGTGATTGTACCACTTCAGGAAAGTAGCGCCTTTGGTAACTTGTTCCAAGTAACACCAGAAACAGATGAGCTATTCATTCCAGATGTATCACTAGCAAACGTTGAAATAGTAGACAACCTAACAACTACTAATCTAAGAATATCGTAAGGATAATAATAAATGTCGAAGTATACTGCTAACCCTAAAGCACTAAAAAACCATACACAAAGTACAGAAAATAGTATTAGTACTGAAACAAGAAGTAGTGCAAATTTTCTTCCAGGTATCTTTCAAACTGAAACAAACAAGCGTTTCTTTAAAGCAACACTTGATCAGCTACTAAGCAGTAGCAGTACAGAATCGTTGGATACGTACTGGGGTAAAGTTGGCGGAGCAAAGTATCGCAGTAATGTTGATTTGTTTAACGCAGAACACAGTGCAACTAGAACAAACTATCAACTTGCACCAGGAACAAGTATTGTTTCAACTGACAGTGTTGAAGAAGGTACTAGTTATATTAATGCAATTAACAATCTAAAGTACGT